AAAGTTGTAGTTACAATGCTGACACACTATCCGGCACGACAGCCGGAAACCCGCATAGCGACAGGGGTAGAGCAAAGATTAGAAATCCGCTGCTCTATCCCCTGAGCTACGGGAGCAAAGTTTGTTTTAGTCTGTTATTGTGGTGCCAACAGATGCCAACAGATGTTGATTGATCTGCCACAGTCTGCCACATTGACTGCCACACTCGTGCCACAGTCCAGCCACAGTCGTCTTGACTGTGGCACGCGCGGATGCGATCTGTCCGCCATGGATATCAAGATCACCACACGCGGACTCACCGGAACTATTCATCTCATCCCCGAGTCGCCGTATTACCGGCTGAGGTTTTATCACCCGGAGAAACGGCGCCGCCAGCGCATCAGCCTCGCCACCTCCGACCTGCCGACCGCCAAGGCCAAGGCCAAAGCCATCCTCGAGCGCACCGCGGACGAGGGCATTGCCGCGCTGCGAGACTTCTCCCGGCGCGACACCAGCTCCACGGTTGGCAAGGCTTGTGACCATTACTTGGCGACCAGCACAGTGGCTTTTCGCAGGGACAATGTGAATTGCCTCTACCGCGTGATCAAGGCTGCCCTGCAGACCGATGACGGCCAGAAGGTCCGCGACCTTGCGCTCTCCCGCCTTAACCGCGCCTTGGTCGCCGCCTACTTGAAGAACGCCAAGGTGAAGACCAGCACGCAGAAGTCCTGCCTCGCCAGCGCCCGGGCGATCTTCGCGCGGCAGAACGACTGGGAGGGCTTCGATGGCCTGCCAGACATGGGCGAGTTCCGCGACGCCTGCACCCGCACCGGGCTGCGCGTCCACTTGGACGCCTTCCAGCCATTGCCCGCGGAGACCTTGGAGGAGATCGACAAGGCAACCAAGGTCACAGGCGGCGGCATCCGGCGGGCATGGATCTTGGCGCGCTACCTCGGACTGCGTCCCAGCGAGATCGCCGGCTTCCGCAAGGGCTGGATTGAGAGGCGAGGGGAACAGCACTTCCTGTGCGTGCGGCAGCGCCCCTCGGAAGACTTTGCGCTGAAGACCGGCAGCCGCGGCGAGCGCGACATCGGCATCCCGCCAGACATGGCCGCCGAGCTGCTTGCCTGCGATGACTACGGCATCCCTGGAGGAACGCCATACACTCGCTACAACTGGCTCATGCGAGTCTTCAACGCCTTCCTCCGCGGCTACATGCCAGACCGCGAGCAGCTCCTCTACACGCTGCGCAAGCAGGCCGGCAGCGATTGGCTGGTGGCCACCGGGAAGATTAGCCTGGTGTCGAAACTGCTAGGCCATACCAGCGCGGCCGTGACGCTGCGGCACTATGCGACTTATGAGTCGAGCGTGACGCTGCCAGAGGGAATCTTTGGGACAAAATGAAAGGGCCAGCCGTAGCTGACCCTTAGTCTCCTTCCGGGCGTGCCGGATGAGCTATTGTATTCCGAGGTTGCGCAATTCCGCGGGCGAAAGAGAAAGCAGCTCAGTGTTGGCGTCTAGGAAGCCGCGGCTAATCCGAACTCCTCCTCCAACATCTCCTTGACTCCCTGCACCTGCGCCAGCGTCACCTTGTCCGGCCCGCCGCTTTCCTCGACCGACAGATCCAGCAGCCGATTTACGACGGCTTCTTGTGTCGGCGACAACTTGTCCAGGGTTTCCCCGAACACCTTGTCCACCTTGCTCAATAATTTCTCGTAGGCTTTTTGTTCTGAGTTCATCGTTTCCTCTCCATTTCATTAGGGTGATTTCTGGCAGGCCAGTGCTTTCATCCCACCCAATAGATTTCCAGTATTTCTTTAGGTCTGCAAGTTCCAACTTGCTGTAAAAGGACGGGTCAAACGGGATGCTTCCAGTAGGTTCAAAGCCGTATGACGCATAAAGTTTTGGCAGCATGCCCTTCGGATATTTTTCCGACTTCACCGCAAAGCAATCGAGCGCCGTGACGCCTAGCTGCAGCGCCTTAATAACCACCGCGTCCGCCATTCCGCCCGTCTTGCGTTCGTTGTTAAGCACCAGCGACAGCGTCTTCTCGTTGGGCCCGAATCCAAAGGCCGCGGGGTCTTGTCCGTAGGCGGAAGCGGGATCGCCCTGCTTAATGCCGAAAAACACCTGAGCGTCAGCGAGCTGGTATATCGACATCGCACCGGCCTCAAGTTTTTCCTGCAGCCCCTTTAGTGTGTAGCGATCAAGGGCCAGCTTCGCCGGCGATGCGTTGAGTGCGTCGATAAATGCCGCCGGTGATACACCGCCAGCCTTTACGGTTTGCTTGGATGACCTCCACTTGTCGTCCTTGGCGATGTCAATTAGCTGCGCATGCCGCGGCGAGCGGAACGACTTGTATGGCGTGCCAGGAATGCGCGATGCGATGGCGTCGGTAATCTCTTGCACTGGCTTGGCCAGATCAAAAGCGCGACGATCTCCAAGCTCTGGCTTACCATCGGCTCGGCGCTGCGCGTAGAAGTCGTCGAAAATTGAGCTAATGTTGATCGGCCTCGCAAACCGTCCGATTACTCGACCGCGCAAGCCATACTGATACGAAGGATGCTTAAGCGTTCCCTGCTCGCCCAGCTTCACTGCGGGAGCGCCTGGCGTCAGCTCAATGGCTAACACCACATCGCCGATGCGTAGTCCGTCGTATTGGTCTGAGCGCACCTCATCCAAAATGCGCTGCACGTTAGGCGCCCCGAGATCCTGCGATTTTTTCGACTCAAGGATTTCAGCAATACGCGCGCGGCTCTTAGTGCCCTGGAACGGCAGCTTGTTGACGTATTCCATAATGCTCGGCGATTCGATGCCGGGAAAGTCTTCAATTTCCTTGCGGATAGAGTTGTCGAGAGCGGCCAAATTTTCCGGCGTGATACGACCGTCGCGGGCATACGCTGCATTTGTTGCGATCACCGCGGTCGCCGTCTCAGTGTTGCTGACATGCGCGTTCTTATCCATTGCGGCGATGAGCATGATAGCCCCCTCGTTGGCGCGCCGCGCCTTGATGGCCGAAACGCCAGCACCTTGGTTCGACCACACGTTTGTTTCCTTGCCGACCTTCTCAGCCTGCAGCAAGGGCCACTCGGGGCCGCCGTGCGTCTCAACCGGAACAGCAATCTCGCTTGAGTCGATGCCGCGGTAAATCTTGCCGGCGCTTGTTAGATCTGCGAACGCCGCGAATACCTTGCGTCCCTTAAGATCTTTCAGCGTAATGACAGGAGCGTCTTGCAGTTCTCGCCATACAGTTCCGCCCTCATCGCTGACGACGCTGTCAGGCATGAATTGCGCCTGCGCCCGATACATGCCTTCATGCGTTGTCTCAATACCCTTCGACTTATCCCACAGCCAGTGGTGCATGACGTGCGACCAGACTTCTGGGCTAATATTTGCCCCGCCCGGAACCTCGTCCCGCAAAGCGTTGATCCGTTGGTCAATGCGCCGGAACATCTCTTGGCTAACGCGCCGGTCGCTTATTGACTCCTTGACGCTGCGCGCCAGCGTTGCCTTGCGCGTGTTTAGCTTGCCGATGTCGGCCTTGCCGGTCAGCCAGAAGTTGATCTCGACCGCATCAATGGTCGGCACGTCGCCGATGCCGAGCAGGTGCGCGATGAATCCCTTCTTGCCCGTCTTGATGCCGCGGAGCCGCTGCACTGCATCCATTACCTTGCCGGTGTCCGCGCGGCTGGCGTTTAAGTCGGCCAGCACCTTGTCCATCGTGCGAATGTTGTCGGGATTGAACGCGCCGAGGTTGTTGAAGCGGTCATCGCCGTATGCTTTACGAATGGCGACCAGCTCCTTCCAGTCGTCTGGGCTAAAGCGGCCGGCCTCAAAGTTGTCTAGAGCCTTCTGGCCGGCGTCGGTGCCAAGCCAATACGCTGCGGCTTCCTCGGGGCGGATGGCCGCGCGTCCCTTTTTGTCCGCCGTTGTAAAGTCCTTTGATGGACGAAACCGGACGCCATCCTTGGCCACGTTGTTGGCGATGACCTCAACGGCCCGGGCGCCAGAACCCTGCGAGGCAATGGTCATGGCGTAAGCCTTCATCACATCGCGACGAGTGATCTGGCCGTTGGCGAGCTTCTGCCGCTGGTCGGTGATGAATTGCGCGACTGGGCGAAGATACTCAGGGAATCCTCCGACAACTTCCGCGGCGACTTTTGTTGGGATAAATTGCGAACGCTTTAATTGGTCGAGAGTTTCGGCGGCGCCTGAGCGAGCCTCAGCATCCGGCATCGCCTGCCCGCGGGTTCCGCCTGTTGCCACATCTGGCATCCCCTGAGCCTCCCGCGGAATCTGCTGTGGCATGCGGTTGTTGTTGATCTTGTCGTAGTCGAAGAAGTAGCCGGTGCGGCCGCTCGGCTGGGCATCGTTGAGCCGGTCGATGCGCCAAGTGCGGATGCTGCCCTTGGGATTCAGCTCGGCGTAGAGCGGGTTGGCGGCGCGCTGGACGGCCGTTCCGGTGCCGATGAGTCCGTTGAGCGTGTCGCGCTTCTGCTGTCCGATGGTCGCCTCTCCGGGCATGCCGTTGCGGTGGTTGGCGAGGTAGGTCTTGAGGTCGGCCTCCACCTGCTTCATGTCGTTGTTGAAGATGCCTAGCTCGCCCTTGTTGATCGCCTTCATAGCAGACGAGCGGAAGGCGTTGAGGTCGAGCGAGGCGGCGAGCAGGTGGTTCTGCTTGGTCACCTGCCAGCCGAACGGCACGGTCTCCCGCTGGATAGCGCGCACGGCGCCCATGTTGGTGATGCGGTAGCGTCCGCTCGATCCGGTGCCGATGGCGTTGTAGTCGATGTTCCAGCTTTCGCCCTCGGCGCGGCTGGCTTCCATACCCCGGGCAAACTGGCGGACGTGCTGCGGGAATTGCGTGAAGAGGTCAAACTGCGGCGGTAGCACCGGCCCGCCGATGACTTCGCGACCGTTGACCTTGCGCTTGCCGAACTCGGTCGAGTTGACCGGCACGAACTTCTTCGCATCGTACAGCGTCTTGATCTGCGCCGCGCGGTTGGCCTCGGCGGCATTGATGATCGGCTGCGGCTTGTAAGCGTAGGTGCCGTCCGGCTTTTGGAACAGGAAGTCATTCTCCAACACGCCACGGCCCTCGTCCCTTAGTTTGACATGCGTGCTGCGCGCCAAGTCCTCCGGGCGGCTGCTGCGCGCCAGCTCTACGCCGCGGGGCGTTGCACTGCCAGCCTCCTCGAGGCCGGTCAAAAATTGATCGTAGGCGCGGACGTATTCCTTCACGCGCTTCTGCATGATGCGGTCTTGGAAGAGCGGGTTGTCGCGGAAGAGGACAGACGGATTGTCCAACATCTTGCCGGTGCCGCTGTCCAAGCGCACACCCATCATCTCCAGCACGCGCCCGCCGGTAGCCAGCATGGACTCGGCGAGGCGAGGGAAGGCGGCATCGCGGCGGATGGCGCGGAAGTCAATGGCCGGCGCCTCGCTGGCAAATGTCTCGGCGATGATCTCGTCGCGCGCCCAGTCCAGGGCGTCCTCGCCGCGCTCAATGCTGCGCTGCGACAGCTCCTCGTATCGCTCGTTGATCAACCTCTCGCGCTCGGCTGGCTCGAGCTTGCGCGCCTTGGAGATGTCCGCCGCTGACTTGTTGCCGCTCTCAAAGTCGCGGAACTCTTGCTCCGTGAGCACTTGGGGCAGCTCGCCGGTTGTGCCGTTGTTGATGTCCGCGTCAACCAAGCGCCCGACATACTCGCGTCCGCGGGCGGTCACGCCGTCCGGTCCATATTGCTGGTTGACCAAGTTGCGCAGGTCGTTGCGCGGCTGCCCATCAAGGACGTTGCTCGTCAGGATGGCATGGCCAATCTCATGCGGAGCAATGGCGTCCACGCCGCCGGCCGACTTGCGGGCGTCAAGATTAATAAAGACTCGGGCGCGTCCGTTGGCGTCCTTCTCGAGGAACAGTCCCGCGGCCAGCTCGCCGCCGGTCGCCGACACATCCTTGTTCATTCGGTATTCGTCCGCCTTGAGGGGAACGAAATCTACCTTGCCAGCCAGCACGCCTTGCATGGCCGCCATGCGGTCCAGTGAGGCGTGAGGCAGCGCAGAAAACGCATCCACATTACCGCCCACCGCATATACGTCAGCCATCATGCGGGCGATGTCCGCGTCAGCTTCCGTAGCTCCGCGGCGGGCCACACTGCCAGCGACTCCGGCCACACCGCCCAGGGCCATGATGCCGCCAAGCACCTCACCGGCGCGCTCGGCATCCGGTTGCAATGCAGCGAAGGGTGCTCCGGTAATTCCAGCCGCCACCGCCCCGCTCGTCACATCGTCAGCTAGGCGAGCCGCCGTGGTCACGCCAGCGCGGTCGGCAAAGCGCGCCACACGGCGCAGCGCCTCTGGGTTGCCAGCATCCTGCGCCACACGCTTGAGCGTGCTGTCGGTGCCGTCAACGTAGCCTGTAAAGTATTTCCGGTAGCGCTCGGGGATCGCCGTCATGCGCGCCAAGTCCGCCGCTGCTTCCGCTCGCGCCGTGCCGATGCCGCCTACGCCCGCCTCGCGGATAATGGTCGCCGCACCGCCCGCCGCCGCGCCAGTCTTGCGGATGATCGCGCCGCCGTAACGCAGCCCAGGCAGCACGCTGCCGATGGCCGTGACCGCCGCAGTCACATTGCCGCCGCCGCCCGCCGCGTCCGCATAGACTGCCGCACCGGCCGCACCGGCACCCAGCGCTGCCTGCTGTTTTGCGGTCAGCCCGGTGATGTCCTGCACGCGGCTGCTGATGCCAAACTCCACCCGCTCGGCGAGGTCTGCCGTGGCATCCGCTGCACGCTGCACGCCTCGAAGTGGGGCGCCGGCGAGTGTTGCCGTGCGGCGCAGCACGCGCAGCTTGCTCAACGCGCCCGCGCCTACCGGAAGCAGATTAACCGGATCGACAACCATGGAGCCGATCATCGACAGCGTCTCTGCAGGCTGCTCGTCGGTAATCTGGTAAGCCTCCTTGGTCGCCGCCGGCGCGCTCACCTTGCTGGCGCCGATCTGAAAGTCTGTGACTCCCGCGAACTCCTGCTCTAGCGCCTTCTCCCGCTGGTAGCGCTCGTAAGCCTTGTCGAAATCCTCTTCCTCCTCCACCGGCGTTGGCTCCATCGCATCCGCCTCGCTGGCCGCCGCGGCAATAATGTTCGCGTCCCGCAGCTCATCGCCGGTCAGTTTGCCTTCCTGCTCGAGGCGCTTGGCCAATGCCTGCTGCTTCAGTCCGCGGCGCTTCGCCCAAGTTGCCGCGTCATTGGCTTTGTTGCCGACCCAGTCGAAGAGCTGCACCATGTTGATGCCAGCCTTGCGGACGATCTCCGCGCCGGTCTGGATGTTGCGCTGCGCTTGGTTGATCGGATCGGTCACGCCGCCGATTAGCGCGTCAGTGATTTCGGTCGCCGCCTGCGGCAGCATACCAATCATGGCTGCGGCACCTTGGCCCACGCCATCGATGAAGCGTCCGACCTCGTTGTTCTCCTCCTTGCGTCGCGTGTGAAATTGCCGAAACTCTTCCTTCGGCATGATGTAGTCCACGCGGCGGTAGGCTTCCTCTTCAAGCTGGTTCAGCTCGTAATCGGTAAGCATATCAGGCTCTTCAGGCGCTTCGGGAGGCAGGGCAATGCCTCGCTCTTGGGCGAACGGTGTGGATGCCAGAATTGGCAGCGCATCAAGCTGCTGGTCGGTGAATCCCTGCGCCGGAGCAGGGGATGCGGCAAGGCGATCCACCAGCCCGGTGGTGATCTCCGGCTGTCCTTGCTGCGCTTCCAGCTCGGCGAGCTGCTCGTCGGTTAATCCGTCTAGCGAACTTGGTACCATCTTCCGTCAGCTCCTTTTTCGTAGGTTGTTCCTGCTACTGTTTTACGCTGACGCGGGGCCGCGCTTTGGGCGGCCGGCGTTGATGGGGAATCTTGGGGTTGGATCTTGGCGTTGGCGCGCTCCTTGGCGGAACGCACGATCGATTGAAACTCATTGACGCCCTGCAGGAATGCCTCCTCGCTTTGCCGCGGGTTCATCCGCGCCATCGCCTCGGTCGCCTTGCGGCCTTCCACCTCGGTGATCTGACCGCCGCCCTTGAGTGTTTCAAACGCCTGTAAGAATTGCTGTCCGCCGATCTGGTCAAGCAGCACTTGGAAGTCCGCCGGCGCCGTGCCCGGAACCTTCGGCAAGATGCTGCTCTTGCCCGTGGCGTATTGCCGCCCAGGATGCGTCTTGGTCTTTTCCAGCAGGTCATCCATGTAGGACGCCGTCTCAAAGGTCTTGCGCATCGCCTTCATGCGGTTTTCCTCCAGCACATCCGCCTCAGTCTTCAGCTTGCGCGTCTGCTCTTGCCGCACTGGATCGGCCTGCATCATAGCCGCCCTGCGATCCATTTCCGCCCGAGCTTCTTGCTGCTTGATCACAAACTGCGCCGCACCTTCCGGCGTGAACTGCACGCCGCGCTTCATCGCCTTGAGCAATTCCTGCTGCTCGACCGGCAACGCATCAAAGTCCTCACGGGTCTGCACGTTGAGCTTGGTAAAGTCAAAGCCCACGCCCGTTTCCGGCAACGGTTCCGCGGCGACATCGTTGTAGACATCGTCCGGCGTCCCGTAGTCGTAATCCATCCCGCTCACGCCGTTCATCTCGTCCATGGCATCAAGCGGCACGGCTTCCTCGCCGGGTTCTAGGGCAGGGAGATCCGGCTCAACCGGCGGCGGTAGTTGGTTGTTTCGGCGTGGAGGCATATTAGGGGATAACGTCAGGATTGATGTTGGAGGGCATCGTGGTCACACGGCCTTGGCCTGCGGCGACCTGAGCCTGAGCGGTTACCGCGGCGCGTTGTGCAGGCATCCGTGCCGTCAGCCCTTGCTGCGCGGTGCGCGTCTGGTTGTTCATGCCAGCAATACCCAGTTGCGAAATCGCCCCGAGGTTGTCGAGGATGCTCATTGAGGCCAGCCGGCGTGTGCGCGGGTCCATACCCTCGAGGGCGCTGGAGATCTTTTTCATGCCGGGATACATCTGTCCGATGGCGTTGATGGCATCGAAAGCCGAGTCCGCCTGGGCGTTGGCCTGACTGACGTTGCCGACCATTCCGCCGATGGACGCCAGCGCCCCGCCAATATCCTGGCCCATTTGTCCCATCGTCTGGGCGTTGGTTTGCGCGGCGCCCATCATGCCTGTGGCGATGATGCGTCCGCTTTGATCTGATTCTTGGGGTGCATAGCTAAACATAGTTTTGTTCTCCTTCGTTGTTGATTAAGCTGCTTCGGCCCGCAGGTAGCTGGGGCGTTCTTTTTGTGACCACCGGAGTTGATCGCTCACATTGCTGACCAGTTGGCCAAGCCGTGGGCACAGCACCTCGGCGGGTCCGTCCTTGGCCATGCACGCCGTGCAGGCGGTCACATAGTCAGGGTTGTCACCTTTGTCCTCCCGCTCCTGCCATGACTCGCCAACCTTCTCGTAGCGGCCATGGTGGATGGGCAAATTGTTCTCCTCGATGTAGCGCCACACGTCCTCGTCGGTGAAGAGGCGGATGGGGAAGACGAGGCTGGCGCTGTCCAGATTGCGCGCCACGTCGGTGCGGATCGTGATGCCGCCGTAGACCGCATCCGTATCGCTCGCCTTGTGGCCATGGAACATCGCATCCCACGGCCAATTGAACGTGCCGGTCGGCCGCTGGTAGATGTCCGCAAGTCCGCAGACAAAGTCCTCGCCGTCCTTCGGGGCGCGGATGCCGGTCGGCAGCATATTGTAGCGGGCGCCGATCTGGTAGTATCCGGCGATCTCCACCTCGCCACCGCCGTCCTGCACCATCGTGGCCGAGGGCGGGAAATCGTAGACGCGCAGTCCGTAGTGCTGGATCACCGCATCGGCGAACCGATACTTGTGCGGCTGCCAAGGCTCGCGGTGGAAGACAACCGGCAGGTCATCGCGGTGACGCCGCACCAAGTCCAGCACCACCATGCTATCCTTGCCAAACGAGCAAGCGATACACGGATTGCCAAACTCGGCGAGCGACTGCTCGATGAGCCGGTGAGCGTAGGAGACTTTGTCTTCGTAGGTCATTAGAAAGAGGCGCCCGCGATAGCCATGCCCGCGCCGGAAGCGATGCCGCCGCCGATCCCGCCAAACATCCCCATCATGCCCGCGTTCTGCTGGGCACCAGCTTGCATAGACGCCGCCTGCATCGCAGCATTATTGTTGAGGATAGCGTTGCGGTTGCTCGCAGCCATATTCGTGTTGAAGGTCTCGACGCCAGCGCCCATGCGCAGCGAGTTGCCAAAGATCCCGCTCACCTGCTGTGTCGTATTGCCCAGTGTGCCCAGTCCAAGCTGAAACGCTGGCCCGATAGCCTGACGGTAGGGGTCCATGTCCATGTAGGCGCCAGCCAGTCCGACACGTCGTTCGCGGCGGGCCAAATCCATTGTGTTCACGCCAGCCGCAAAGCCACGTCGCGCATCTAGCCGCTGCTGGCCATAAGCATCACGGTTAAGAATCTCCGCCGCGCTGCTGCCCATCGAGGTGCCAAGGCCGCGAGCAGCAAACGCCGCGCGTGCCGACTGCGAGGCTTCGCGCATCTGCTCCGGTGAGAGCGAGCGACCGAGGGCGAGTTCAGACTCCGCATCCCGCTGAAGCTGCGCCTCAATGGCGTTCGGTGCGGACGCCGCTTGCAGCTCCTCGCCGATGACGCCGCGCGTGCGCTGGAGGTATTCGTTGTCGAGCCTACCAGCGAGCTGGTCGGCGGTGCCGAACTGCATGCGGATGTATTCTGGATACAACCGCTTGATCGCCGCTTCTTCCTCGCGGGTTTGCGCTTGCGCCACGCGAATGCTCGCGGCGGCCATTTTATCGTAATCAATCGGCGCCGGTGCGGCTGGCACTGGTTGCGGCGCTGGTGCTGACGGTCTTCCTCCACCCATATTATTGTCCTCCTACTTTCTTAGTTAGTTGTTCCCACGAATAGACTCGCGGCTCAAAGCTGCCCCTGCGGCACCATGCCGCGTATTGCTGCGGGCGTGTCGCCACGCGCATAAACTCCCGCACAGGGTTTGCGCGGCCAGCAGCAGCAGCCAAAGTGACGAACCAACAATTCGGCTCGCCGCTTTCAAAGGCTTGATCCTCCGCGTTCCACCGCAACTCGCTGGCCAGCAGAAAGACTTCCGGTGTGGCGTGGACTAAGCCCGCCGACAAATGCTCGCCGACAAGCTCCCAGAAGTCTTGCGTGCTGTGGTTGTCCCACCAGTGTTTTGCCTTTTGCCATGGGGTCATTAGCTGGCTTTGATTTCTGTCAGCTTCATCCAGCTAATAAGAGTCCCGCCAAACAAAGCCCCTCCTGTCCCTGATCCATTGATATAAAAGCCACTACCTCCAGACGCATAGCCACCTCGCAACCTGTATGTGGTTGCAGATGTTGTTGCGGGCGAGTCGTAAAACGCAACGTGGCACTGTCCTCCGTATCCAGACTGAAACGAATGGATCGCCGTTCCGATAGCGTTTGCAGATGACCCGCGAAAGAGTGCAAAGATAATGGTTCCGGCGTTAGCCTGCGTTCCGGTAATCGTGGCCTCTACCAAGACTTTATTTGTCGCTGAAGACGGAGTGATGGACGCCGTTAGAATCTCTTCGCCTTCGCCGCTTTGAGGAACCGTGTTGTCATAAGGAACAACATTTGCCAAAGACTGGACGCTGGACTTACTTGAAACAACGGTTTGCAAAGAAACGCCGTTTTGCATCTTTGCCGCAACAACCGCGCCATCCGCAATCCTTGTAATCGGCAGTGTTCCTGTTGTGACCTTGGCCGCGTCAATGCCGCTCGCCAGTTTGGCGTTGGTCACTTCGCCATCTGCCAGCACAACAGTCGGCGAACCGGTTGAGTTGAGTTTCGCGGGGGTGACAGTTTCGCCACTGACCCAATTATATCCTGCTGTAACTGTTGCCATTGATTGTTCTCCTTAATTGTTAAGCTGCGTTCCTTGTCTCTGTCTGTGGCAGGCTTGCTGCGACCGCCTCAACGCTGACATTGCGGATCTCCGGCCGGTTGGCCGTGGTGATAAATTCAAGCTCACAGTAGTGCGCCTTGGTCCGAATGGGCTGCTTGAGCGTGTAGTCTTCGGCAAGGCCGGACGTGTTGGTCTGCCCCGGCACCAGCGTGATCTCGGCGTCGGGATTGACCATGTGCGCCTTCACGCTGATGGAGCCAGTGTCTGGCAGCACAACGTCAGACAGTGAGCGAACGAAGCGCTTGGTGTGCATGCTGCCGAATCCGTAGCGGCGCGTCTTGATCCTGCCCCGCACCGGCGCCTCAAAGCCCGCGCCCACCGCGCTGTCCATCGGATCATCGCCCGCCTCCTGCTCGTCCAGAAGCAGCAGCTTGCCCGCACGGTTGACCGCATAGACGCGGCGCTCTGCGCCATACGCGGACACGATAAGGTCATCGAGGGAGGCGCCGTAGGTGTCCTTGCTTTCCCACTGCTGGTTGAGCGCCGAGTAAATTAGCAGCGTGTTGTTGCCCTCTGCCGCTTGCCCTTCCACTATCGCGCCGTCAACAGGCGCCGAGAGGAAGTAGCGGTTGTTCAAGTAGAGGCCGACCGCGCCGTCCGCCAACTCGTAGTTGAGGTTTTCCAACTGGTCGGCAATCGGGTCTGAGAGAGGCAGCGTGTTACCCTGCAACTTGAGATCAAGCTGCGTGTCGAGGCGGTGAACACCATTGTCAGCCAAAAAGTAGACGAAGTTGCCTGCCGTCTGGATGCTGCGGCGTGCCACGCATCCGACCTCGTTGCTCAAGAGCACAAGGCTTGTCACCGGAGTGTCGATCTCAAAGGCAGAGCCATCGGTGCTTGGGATCTGGTTAATCTCCGCCAGCCAGATCGAATTGCGCATGAAGATCAGCACCGATCCCTCGCGCCATGGGTGGATGGCTACAATGTAGTCGTTGCTGCCTTGGTTGGCGCGGAAACTCTGCCAGAACGGGTCGTAGGTGTTGGCGTTTAAGTAGTCCGACACCGCAACCGTGTCGCGGCCGTCCGGTATCCACATGCGGTTGGTGATGTAGGCGCCAAAGCCAACCGAGCGCATGGTGCGATAGGTCGGTCCTTCGGCGGGAACGCCACCGGCAGATTTCACGAAGGCGCTGGCGACTCCGTCCCAGTAGAGAGGCGGCTTTGTGCGGCGCACCGTGCGGCCGGTGGCCGTAGCGTCTGACGCCGTGCCGCTCGGCACTGTGATCGTGAAAGAGTTCGTGGCGACCGTGGCGATGTCGTATTCGTGGCCCGAGAAGGCGGCGACCGTAGACCCTTCGATGCGCACGCGCTGACCGACCGAGTATCCGTGTGCCGTGCTGTTTACTGTCGCGGTGGTTCCTGCCACAGAAATGCCGCCGCCTGTCACCGACTTCTCCTCAAATCCCTGAACGCCGATGGATGCCGAGCGCAGAAGATAGAGCCGGTCAAAAGCCTGTATCATCGAGACCTCGTCGGCCACTTCGATGGTCTCGCCGGAAGGATAGGTCAGGGTTGCGGGGAAAGAAGCGCCTTGGATCGGGTTGCCCAAGTGGTCGGTGATGATGTTGCCGTCTTGATCCCGCAAGTAGGCTTGTGACGGATCTTGGTAGACATACGCCTCGCTCGCACCAGCCAGCACGATGCACTCCTCGCTGTTGGTCTGAGACGGCGAGCGGTAGGCGCATCCCGCGAAGATTCCTCCCGCGTAGCTTTCGCGCACCACCGGCGCAGGGTCCAACAAGAAGGGCACCGTCAGCGGCGAATTGGAAGGAAGGATGTCATCGGCCAAGCGCTTCACTCCCTTGCGCGTCTTGGCCGTCCCACGGTCGAGGCGCATATTCTCCGAGAGCTGCAACACGCCTGCCGGCAACGACACCGGATTCATCCGGCTGGCAAAGCCGATGAAACCTGCGTCTCCGTCGCGTGCGGTTGGAGATTGGAGGGGCATTATTCGTACGTGCTATTTTGCGCAAATATTGTCACCGTATACTCACACTCTGCTCCACTTCGATTTTCAATGTAAAGTGTTCCAGAATTCACAGACACCGCTGTTTGCCCATCGGCTCCGGTTGAGCCAGACAGCACTCCTGTTGCGCCAACTGTATTGGCGGCTCCGAATTGCTTTACTATTGACGAATTTCTATACCAAAATCCGCCATGACCGTCCACGCTGGTGGTCGCTATTAACAAATGCCCGCACGCGCCTTTAGGAACGAATGAGTAAACATCATCGTCGTCAATGGTTACGACAAATGAATAGAATCCTTGAGCCTTTACAGGATCGACAAACGATGGTGAGTTTAACGCGGTGCTCATAGGGATGCGCTCCCGTAGTTGGCGTTGCCGCTTATCGTTGTTGTCGATAAGGGATTAACCGCAGATTCATTGGTGTTGCTCATAAATGTATTGTCACTTATAGTTGTATTTCTGTTGGTATCTAGAATGTTTAGCGGTCGACCTGTTCTAGAAATAGTGTTTCCGCGAACGACCATTCCGGTTGTATTGCCTAAGCGAATTGCCGGAATGGAAGCCCCATCGATGATATTGTTTGATATGGCACCGCTTAATGCGCCGTTAAGCACAATGACCCCAGTGGATGAAGAGCCAGAATAATCAGAAATGTGATTGGACGAGCAAACAAAACCATAACTTACCGAGGACGTGCTTGCGGTGATGCTAATAGAGCCTGTGCGCCTCAGAATATTGCCGCTAATAACAATATTAGAATGCACGTTTGTGTTTGAGTCATCCGCTATAGCCACGTCGCCTCCTGAAATATGGTTATTCATGACAGCTATATTATTATACACTCCAGACAGATATATTCCGACATCATTGCCAGAAACAATATTATTACTTATGCACACATTAAACGTGCGCGGATTGATGCCGTGCTTACATCCAGAAACATGGTTGCCCGTTATATTAACAAGCTCGCAGTCAATATGAGTAGAAATGCCGGCATGCGAGGCCGTGTATCCTAAGCCAGAAAGATCACCGTAATTGCCGGTTACAACATTGTTAGCTATATTGACGAAACGGCTAACCCCATAATATGCAAATGTAGCATTAGTAGATAAATGCGACGAGACAATTCCATGCCGCGCTTTAGTAATAACATTGTTGACAATATTACCGAACGAGCTTGAGCTAAAAATAACTCCATAGCTGACATTTGTGTTTGTGTCAAGATTGTCGAAATATAGTTCATTGCCGGAAATAGTAAAATTGTAGCATCCAACGACCTCTAAAGCCCGGGCGTCGATTTGCCGAAACACACAGTTTTTGATCGCCACGTTTTTGCCAAAGAAAATTCTGAGTCCGTAATCGCCTGCGGTAGACGCTGGCCGCCCGCCTCCAATAAATGTCATTCCTTCAATGGTAACATTTTCTACCGGCGCGATCTTTCTTACGCGGGCTGTATTAGCGACGGAGTAGCCAAGAGGCTCCATAACTGCAGTATCCAAAACAAGTGATGAAGCATTGACTTTTGTGACAATGTTCAGTTGACCGCTTTTGACGTTTATTGACGTATCAGGAAAAGAGCCTTCATTGTCCATCGACAGTTCAATAAGGTCGCCCTCTGAAAAGCCAGTTGTGCTGCTAAGCGCAACGACATTGGTTTCAAAAGCGGCATCTGATGCCAATGACTGCGGCGCGGCGGCTGATCCTCTAAAAACAAACAATCCTTGATCCACGGTGTTAAGCCGCGATGCGCGATATGAAAAATCTATTGTTGCATTTGGTGATCCAATGAGTCGCGTGTTTGAGTATCCGACAAGCGGACTGTCGCACCTTATGACTTCTCCATTAAAGCGCAGCGTGCCTCCACCACTTGCGTTAATGGCGTCCAATGCGGCTTGAACCTTGGCGGACTCGTCAGAACCATCGCCAACAACTCCAAAATCTCGGATGTTCAGCGTTTTGTTTATCGCATTCAACCCCTTGGCCAGCTCGGCGCCGGTGGCGCGTTTGGTAATGCCGCCTTGCTGGATGATTAGCTCGTCGGCGGCGTTGACGGTTGTGGCGTCGGTGAGTTGGGGAATTGTTTTGGCCATAAGAGGAAGTGAGGAGTGAGGGTGAAAGTGAAAGGGTTAGGAGATGTCTTTGCGGGGATGGGTCAGGACGTAGCTGACGGTTTTGGCGTTGTTGCGCTTCATCTCAGACTCGACGAGGGAGATGAAGGCGGGCCACTGGGCGGGCGGCAGGGTCTGGCATCCTTCGCTGTTGGTGCGGGTGATTCCGCCGCGATGGATGTTGATGCCGAAGAAGCCGGTCTCCTCCTTGCCGCCGTCGCGCTGGACGGTGACTGCATCGCCTTGGACCAGAGCTTTGTAAGGGTTGCCGCTCCGAATGCCGTGCTTACCCAGCTTGTAGCGGTAGACACCTGACTTGAGCGATGCGTAGCCTTTTCCGATCTTTGGGTTGATGCCGTATCGGGCCGGATCGACGTTGGCGTTGAAGGCAACGTGCGCGTTGGGCGAGACAAGGATGATGGCATCGTCGTAGATTCCGCGATCCTGCTTGCCCTTGGCGCCCATGCTGTCGCGGTAGTAGCCACGAATGCCGACCAAGCACACTGGATCGCTGACGTTGGCAGCCTTGAGCTGCTTCAGCGTCTCGTTGCGCTTTTGTTGTGGTCGGCTTTTGGGGATCACTTGGTCGGCTCTTTGACAGTCTTTGCGTCGAACGTGACGGTGGCCTGCTGCTTCAGGAAGTCATAGCCGATGGTCACGCAGCCAGCCGCAGCGACAGCCCAGCTCACGGCGAGGATCGCAACTGCAATGGCTTTTGTGACGCGGGCGGGCATGGAGTCAGAGGCGGGCGTTGTTGTCTTTGGCCATGACCAATCCCCAACCGGCGAGCAGGCTCGCGGCGATGAGGCCGAGGTCGGGCACGCTGCCGTTGGCCAAGAACTCGCGGCCAGCGGTCGAGAGCGATGCGATGATTGTGAGGATTCCGAGGAGGGTTGTTTTGTAGTTACGCATATTATTTTTGCTTCTGTTTCTTTCTCAGGTCGTGAAGGACCGAAATTAGGGTGACGATGCCGACCGCGAGGCCGACACATAGACCGGCGACTCGCAGGGTTGTTTCTAGGTGAGGGAGCATTGAGAAGACGCTTGAGCCGATGCTAGTAACCGTTCCAAGCACACCCTTCTCGGTGGTGCTCATGTTATGATGAAAATACGACAGGCTCATCGCGCGGCTCCTCAGATGCGTTACTTCAAGTAGGCAAGCACGGCACCGGCGTGCAGCTTGATCTCGGTGAAGCTGCCTTCGATGGCGGTGCCGACCGGAAACGCATAGGCGCTGGCGCCGGTGGTGTTCGCCACGTTGGTCTGGTTGCCTGCGAGCGTGTGGAACTTGGTCGCGGCGTCGAGGCTTTCGACAACGCTGAATGTTCCGGTGACGGCCGTGGTGTCGGAGATGAGGCGGACGCCGTTGGCTTTGTTCGTTGTTCTGACGTTAGGGTTCATAGGATTAGTATTGGTTGACGCGGGCGGTCCACATGGAGGGTTGGCTCTGCTGAAAGTAATATTTGTCGCGCTGGCTAATCAGCTCGGACTCGGCGAGCTGTTCCATGGCGAGTGCTTTGTCGAGCTGGCCGTCTTCGGTCAAAAGATCCGAGGTCAGGAGGTAGCCGACTGCTTTTGCGATGACGGCGGGCACGGTGGCGGTGAGGTTGCTTGCTGAGTATTCTGTCGGGCGGATGCGGTAGTTGACCCAGACGCTAGTCGGCAGGTCGGTGTCTTCGGGGAAGCGAATGGCATCTCCGAGGAGCGTAAAGCCAATGGCGCGGGGAGCGGCGTGGGTTGCAGGGTTGTCTCTTAGGACGCCAAAGACCTCGCCCATGGCGGTCTGGCCGCTCTGCTCGTAGTCGATGTAATAGCCGTTCGTAGCATCGCCCTGCACGGTGCGGCTTTCGACGCGCATTAGTTCCGGCCAATCCGCCCATTCCCAGCAGTCGGCGATGCGTTCGTTGGCGGCGGCGACCATCATGGTCTTGGCGCCGGATGGGATGTTAGAAATATCCGAGCCGTCGTTGCCTGCGCGTTGCCATGCGCGGAGCAATATAGATTGTAAAGTTACAGTCCTCATTGGGTGTTTAAGTCAGCCACAGCCTCCCCACTCGCCTCCGCAAAGCTCGCCTGCGGCTGGCCGAAAGACTCCGCTGGTGCGGGTGTGGGATTCATTATTCTTGCCCTCCTATCGGCAGCACAGACGCAAGCAGCGCAGCTTCGTAGTCGGCTTGCGTAATTTCGGTGGCCGCGCCGCTGGCGAGCAGCCCTTCAACGGCGCTCTTAAACGGCTCCATCTCGCAATGGACGGTTCTAATGGAGATTAGCACTTTTCCATCGGCGTCCTTTGGAGCAGATGCCAGCGGCTCGATGCTGGTTTCTGTTTCGGAAAATCCCCATGCGGCATCCACGGCAAGGCGAGTCTGCTCGTAGGCATTTGCTTCTACTGTAAAATATCGGTTCATTAGGTGCGCCATTTACTCATTAAGTATGCTTCGACTAGCGCCCTGTTGGCGTCGCTGATGCTCTCGCTATAAATGATTAACTCGTAGAAAAAGCCCGACCACACAAAATTAGAATAATCGGCGAGCGACAGCCCGCTCCATGTGTTAAGCGTCAGATTGCGGATACAGGTCGTGACAACGCCGTTGCTGAAGGTGTGGAAGCGAACAAATTGAGCACTTGGAACCCAGTCATAATCAGATGTAGCAACGCCATTGATGAAATATCGAAAATTATTGCCAGCACTTTGGCTTCCACCGCCAGCCGCCGTGTGAATATAGCCGAAATAATTGGTTGAATCGTCTTCTTTGAACGGAATTTTGTTTGAAACGCTTGAGCTGATTACATGAAAAATGGTGCAAGCGGATGGCAGTGTGGCGACAAAGGCCAAGCCGTCATTGGTTCCGTCAAATTCAATGCCGCTGCGCCCGACTCGATGACCCGTTCTTAGCAATGGGCGATTGTTGGCCGTGGCCTGCACCAAGTGTCTGCCGTTTCCGCTTTTGTCTTCCCATCGCCCGACGGCCCCGCCGTTGGTGGTGGCAGACCCGCCGCTATTGGAGTCAAAAATAGTTGCGCCATCATTAGCGTCAAAGTGGGCAAAAAGATTTGTTGTGTAAGGTAACGATGCGGTGCTGACGGGCCACACGCCGCCATTGCGCCGCAAAGCAACGGCTTGCAGCGAGTGCATCCCGCTGGACTGACCGAGCCTTGCAGCTTGATATTTGCCAAGTATGTTAGCGTTTTCGATCATGCGTTAGCTGATCTCCTCGTAGCTGACCACCACTTCAAGGTCACTGGCGACTGCCGCCATTGCGCCGAGCGACGAATCCTCGCGCAGATAGAGCGGAGCGTCTTTGCTGACCACGACAACCGTGGCATCAGCGGGGACGCTGACGGTGGAGGCGATTCTGAAGGCCGTGCCGCCGATGTCGTCTTGCGTGTAGTAGGATACGGTCACATCGCAGGCGTTGGTGCCGTCCACATTGGCGACATAGACCGAGTTGACCTTCATCAGTTTGCCCGATGAGGCGGCGTTGTTGAGGATCGCCGTGGCGTTAGTTGTGGATAGCGCGGTGCCTGCGGTGTAGCCCGTGATGTTTTTGGTGGCGTCGTTGATGTTGGGAGTTGCCATAGTTTTATTCCTTTCACATTAGTTGAGGACGAAGCCGACCGCGATGGACTGCATGATGGAAGAGCCACCTCCGCCCGTAGCCGAAAGCTCCCCCGCCGACAGCGAAAGGCCCGAGCCGATTTGGATTTCCTCGATGGCACCTGTGCTGGCTGTCGTGCGCCCTAAAATTCTTGCGGTGGATTGGGTGAGGCCCGATGTGGTGATGGCTCCACTGACCGCCGAAGCGGCAACGCTTCCCGTCCAAGCGGTGTTTTGAACCGTTGTATCATCGAAAACAATACCGTCACCCAGAATTTGGGTTCCGTCTGCGGATGCTCCATCAGTCGCTACAAAACGGTCAAATGTAAGCTGATCTCCAGCGCCAGACCATTGTGTTCCCCCGCTGCCGTTTGAAATTAAAACACTGCTGGCAGCAACACCAGTCGCAGCCAAGTCATCAGCCTCTATTGGATCGCTTCCCCCTGCGGCGTGACTTGCGGCGTGTGCGTTCGGGTCGCGGTCATCCGAAAGCCGCGCATCATTCCCCTCGCAAAAGCTCCCTGCCGCCGTGCCGAAAGAACCCGCCTCGACTACGCCGTTGGTGCCTGTTTTGAGCGGGAGGTTGGCGGTGGTGCCGATGGCTCCCGCGTTGGTTAGGTTGCCGTGGGTGTGGGAGGTTGGCGTCCGAGAGTCGCCTGCGTCGTCCAGCGTGATGTTTTTGTTTGGGACGGTGATTACGCGGGTTTGGTTTGCGCCGACTTGGGCGTCTACGTTGAACTTTACGTTTTTCGTGGAGTCCACGTCTCCGTAGAGAGTGAACTGCGCATCGCTGAACACATCCGGCATGGTGCCAGCGTAGGTGTAGTCAGCGTCCCTGCTGCTGCCGCCGGTGGCTGTGCGAATATAAATGCCCGCCTGCTTGCGGCTCACCGGCCAGACGCCGCTGGCCTCGCGCACAAGCCATGCGGTGTTGAGAGCGGCCGAGCCGTCTAGCGGAAGGTCCGCATAGGTCGCTACCTCGCCGTCGATGTAGGACGCACCACCGCCGCCGCCCGATCCTTTTTGATCGAACGTGCCGCTGAAGGGGTTAAACGTCCAAGGCATGGTAAAAGAGACTAAAAGACTAAGAGACTAAGAGCGGGTGACGGCAGCGAGGTCCGCGTCGTTGGTCGTTGGCGGATTGGTCGTGTAGGAGAAGGTCAGCGTGGCGACTGTTTGGCCTCCGCTGCCGCCTTCTTTGTAGGTGACAGTCTGGATGTTGTTGGTGCTGCCGTAGTAGCTGATCGAGAGATAGTCGTGCTGCGGAATATTTAATCCGGCGACGTTGCGGACGTTAATGTTAGGATGCACGGGATAAACTTTCTAATTTCGCTATAATTAAGCGGCGGGTTGGGCGGCCATGCCGAGCTGCTGGTCTTGCGCCATCTTTTGCAGCGCGGGCTGGGCGCCGGTGCGGCCGATGACGGCGTTTTGTTGCTGTTGCAATTGAAATTGGAAGGCTTGTGCTCTCGCGTCGATCATGCTGCGGAAGATTTCGTCCTGCTGATACCGCTGCTGAACCGCCGGATTGCTCTGGATGATTTGCTGCAAGGTTTGCAGTCTTACCTGCGCGTTTTGTCCGCCTTCTTTGAGCGGCGGCTCGGTGCCTGCGGCGATTTTGGCGAAGGCGCCTTGCTCGTCTTCTTGCTCGGCGGCGGTGGCGGCGCCGATGTCTTGCACCAAGATGTCGGCGAGGTTTTGGTCGAGGGCCGCCATCATGTAGCGGATCAAATTTGCTCGGTCCAAAACTCCGAAAGAATCCAGGGGCACTAGGGTGTTTGCGACGAACGTAAGTTTGGCCTCGAGGGCGGCTGCGTCGAGCGTGCGGGCATCGAAATCCGCTACCACGTCAAACTGACCGCGGATGTCGGCGGCGCCTTCGGTCATGGCGACCGGGTTGCCGGTGATGCGGGCGACCTCTTCCGGCGTCATGTATTGCTGGGCGAGCTGCATGATCTGGGAGACGACCAGCTTCATGTCGAGGAGCCACGAATCGACCAGCTCCTGCATGTGGAGCATGGAGATGTTGGGGTTGACCGTGTCGGTCATGCGGCCGAAGTAGCGGTCCACATCGGCGCGGGTGGCCATCTCGACCTCAATGCTGCCCTGGCCGAATGGCGGCGGGGCCATCCAAGAGATTTCACCTGGGCGGCGCTCGGGGATTTGCACGCCGGGGCCGAGGACAAGGTCAAATTTTCCGCGCGCGGCCGGGGTTTTAAGCGGAGGAATGATGCTGAGACTGGTGGCATCAACCCGCGCATCGCGCTGGATCTTGCACTCTTCCTGCGCGGTCTGGGTGATCTCGGGGATGCCGCGCGCCTCCAGTAGCGGGCGGGTGTTGCGCTCGCGGGGCAATTCAACGAAGGGATACAAGCCGTGGTCATACGGCATCAGCTCATGGATGGCCGGCTTGTCAGTGATGTTGTAGCTGAGGACGGTGCGGGTGACCTTGGTGGCGTTGGTGCGCGGGTCGTGCTCCTTTTTGTAGACGTGCCAGACTTCGATGAGGTCGCGGAGCTGCTCGAAGAGGAAGTTGTCGCTGCGGTGGATGTTGAGGTGGATGCGCTTCAGCTCGCCCTTGTGCTTCACGGCGCGCTCGACCCATTCGCTGTCCCAGCCTTCCAGCGTGGCGCGCTCGCGGAGTTCAAATTCGCTGAGGAGTTCCCGGCGGGCGACAAAGGGGGCGCGCTGGATGCTGTCGGTCTGGATGGGGAAGATGATGTCTTCCCAAGGCTCGAGGCTGCGGACGACCGGCTTGCTGGAGAAAATGTAGGGCTGCTCCCATTCGACTTCGCCCTTTTCGCGGAACTGGCGGACTTTGGCGGTGGTGCCCAGCTCGGGGATGATTTCGCCCATCAACTGCGCAGCGAGTTCTTCTTGCTCTGGGTCGAGGATAACCTCAAGGAGGGCTTGCAGGTTGGGGTCTTGGCTTTCCTGCAGCATCATCATGGCCTCTTCCATGGTGAACGTCTTGATCTCGACGCGGGTCTGCTGCTCCCAATCGATGGCCATGATGGCGAGGCCATAGGTCTCGCGGGTCTCGGCGGCGAGGCGGACTTCGCGCCGGAGGTCATCAAGGCAATGGCCCATGAGCCACTTGAGGACGGTGTCGATGGCGTTCTTTTTGGCCACGTCCATGGACTCGACGGGCTGCACTTGGATGCGGGCCTTGAAGAAGGCGTTGACCAAGGCGATGACACGCTCGCGAATCAGCGATTCGGAAAGAAAAACCCGGGTGTCGGCCGCATTCTCAAAGGGGAAGATTTTCTTGCCGTAGGCGCTCTGGTGCTTGCGGCCGTCGTCGGTCTGCCCCGGCCAGATGCAGTAGCGGGTGTTGAAGTTTTTGACCTTGCGCTGCTGATACTGGGAGCCGTCAGCGTCAGCCTGGTCGATGTCGCCGATGATCTTGGTGAGGTCTTCTCGTTTAAGAGTCATGGGACGAGGATGGAGGGATTGCGTGGAGTGTAGTTGACCGCGCACTGCGGGTTTTTCTTGAGGAACCAAGAGCGGAACGATTTGTCGCCCCAGCAGTCGCGGCCAAGATGCTGTTGCCACGCGAAATAAGCATCGGCCGGCACGTCCATGACATGCTGGCCGAGACCATCGACGGTGCAGTGCTCGATCTGGTCGTTGAGCTGCTTGGCGCGGGTGGATTGGATGCCGGCCATGACTTGCTGGGCGTGCCAGCCGGTCTTCAGCTCATCCCGGACGAGCTGGGCCAGCTCGCCATCCATGTCGGCGACCAGATCGCCGAAGATTTGATCTGACATCCTAACTGCGACGGCTCCCGAAGGAGCCGCCGTGTGTTAAGACGCTTAGAGGTCGCTCAGTTTGGCGACGCCCAGGTAAACGTGAAGTTCACCGGTGTCGATGTTGCTGAGGCTTTTGGCCGTCATCGACTCAACCAAGAGTTCGACCGCGTTGGCCGCCGTGTAAACGAACGGAACGGAGGCGGGAGCAGCGGCGGCGAAAAGGACTTCGGTGCCGTTCTCGTTGACCTGCGTGGCGGCGACGTATTCGTCGTCGTCGGAGCTGTCACCGAGCTGAACCTTGGTGTCGTTGAGGGCGCTGTCGCTGGCATCCTTGAAGGGCGTGACCAGTTTCCAGGCGGCCGTGGTGACCACATCGCCGGCTTCGAGGGCCAGAAGCGAGAGCGTCTGGTCGGTGTCGGCGGTGGACTCGGTGAGGTCGCTGTGCGTGATGATCGCCTTGTGGGTAAACCCGGTGGCGCTCTTCGTGTTGGCTGGGAGTTCAAAAACAGTCATAATTTTCTCCTAATTAGTAGTTCTGGGTTGATTAAGCTGTTGCGTTGAACTTCGCCATGGCCTTGGGCGACATGACGGCGAGGGAGACGATGGCGTCCACCAAACCGCGAGGTCCACCACCTTGGTCTTCCAGCTCTTGGAAGCGCGGGCGGCGTCCGTAGCGGAGCATGAGGTGGTCGGGCGACATGACGTAGCCGCGGGCGTATTTCTCGGCGTCGGTGCTGGCGTTAGCGGCCAGGAACAAGGACGTGACGATCTCAACGGTGCTGAAGTCGCCTTCGTAGAAGGAGATGTTCGACACCAGTTTGTCGGAGCCAGCGGCTTGCGCGGTCTGACGGAGGTTGAACACGTTCGAGGTGCTGTTCACCGTGAAGCGCGTGAAGTTGGTGATGGCCTTCTTGAGACTCGGGCCAGCAACCAAGATCAGGCGGTCCTGCGAACCAGTCTGCTCGTAGATGCTCTGCAAGACGTTCTGCAGGTTGCTCTCGGTGAGCGCGGTGGTCGCGGTGTTGGTGATCGACGCGGACGGTGTGCGCTGGGAAGCGGGCACCGGGAGGTCGGTCTGCGCGCTGGAAGAAATCCAGGAGCCGAGGCCGCGGGTTTTGTAGGCCACGCTGCCGGAACCTTCAACGGATTCGTTGTCGGAGCTGATGGTTGCCTCGATATCCCTTTTTAGTTCCGTCAAGGCCTTTGCCGTCGAACGCGCAAATTCTTTTTTGCGGCCGATTGCGGCGACATCGGCGAGGTTCGCCTGAAAGTCGCTGACGCGGACGGTGCGGCGCATCTTCTGGGCGCGGGCGCTCAGGAGGACACGGTTGGCGGTGGCATCCGAGAACTCGGACACGTCGGCGGAATCGACAACGCCGTCCGTGGAGGGCGAGTTGTAGGAATCGGCGAGGTAGGAGTAGACGGAGGGATTGGTGATGTCGGCGCCAGTTTTGGCGACCGAGCTGGAGATGGGGGTGTTCTTCGCATCAACAACGGTCAACACGTCGAGGAGATCCTCGCGGTTGCCAACTGCTGGGAAGAGAGTTCCTGCGGGAGCTGACATGATATTTAGAGTTTTCTAAGTTTTGTTGGGTTTATCCGAACAGCGCTTCGCTCATAAAATCGGCAACGTCATCAAGACGACCCGAGGCGAGCATTCTGTCGCGCGTCACTTTGGACGCGCCTTTGGTCGAAGTTTTCGGCGCGCTGATCGGCTTTACAGGTGTGGGCGTTTTACTTGTTGCTTTCGCGGACGAGACTTTGCCGGCGGCCTTGCTCTTGGCTTGGTCGGCGGCTTGTTTGGCCATGAGGGTCTGCTCTCCGTAGAGGGCCAGACCGACCCAGTATTCGGCTTGCGGGAGCTTCAGAAGCTCCGGCGCCTGCTTGACTGTGGCTTGGAACGCCGTGTGCATCGGCGTGCCTTTTTTGAAGATATCGGGGAAGAGGTTCTTCGCTGCCTCGACGGCCGGTTGACGCTGGGCGAGCCATTGCTGGCGTGCCGGGGCGTGGATGGTTAGAACATCGTCGGCTTTGAGGAGGTAGTCTTTGACTTGGTCGCTATCAACGTAGACCTCGCTGCCGTCCGGTCGTTTGACCGTGGCGCCGTCGCTGTTTTTTAAGGCCCAGCGGCGGACTTCCTGCGCGGACTTGATTTTGGCGTCCAGCGCTTCGGAGGTGTCTACATCGGCCAGCGGGTTCTCCGCGGTCGGTTGCAGCACGGGGCGCGCAGCTTCGTTGACCTGGGCTTCCAGCTCTTGCAGGCGTTTCTGCGCCTCTTCGTATTGTGACTTAACGGCGGCGGCTTCTTCAGCGGCTGCGCGCTTTTGCGCGGTCAGTTTATCAATCCTTTTTTGGATCTTGTCTTGGCTGATTGGCTTTTCGTCCTCTTCGCCGGCCTCGTCTTCGTCCTCGGAGCTTTCGCTCGTCGCTTCCTCGTTATCTTCGGAGGTCTCCTCGGATTGCTCCGCGGATTCCTCGTTCGTCTCGTCTTGTGAAAGATCACCGGATTCATCATCCAGTTTCGCTTCCTCGCTTTTCGCCGGTTGCCCGGTCAGCTCTTCAAGAGCCAGCGAGAGTATATCGTCCTTACCTGCAGCCGGAGCTGCTTTCCCTTCGTCCATGGATCAAACCTCCAAGTAGTGCCAGAGCGGGCGGCGCTCAGTCCGATCAAACCGATGTGCCATGAGGGCACGACTCCACTTTGATACTAATAAGTATAGCGGCTGCTGTACAAAAGTCCAGCACTATTTTATTCCAGCTTCGATGACTCTACGCGGCGTTGCTCCAATGCGTCCCACAGCTCGAGGAGGGCGTTGAGTTGTCCGCTGGCGTGGGCGAGCCAACCGGGTTCTTTGGCGGTCGCCATTGTTGAGACGAGTAGGGAGGTGTCGGCGATGCGGTCTTGGATTTCGGTCATCACGGCGATGAAGGCCGGCGGCGCCTGCTCGCGGCTGAAGGCGAGGGCACCCTTGGGTTCGTAGTTGTCGTTGGGCCGGTAGAGATCGGCCGGGATGGCTTTGGTTTTTGTGAACATAAGATTAGACCCAGAACGGATACATGACTTTGTTGGCGGAAATGACGTGCGGGCCGCACTCATGGCAGACCGGCCCGAGCATCTCGTCCACGCCATGGATGTCCTCAATACCAAGCTGCTTGGCACAGACGCCACAGCGCGGCGGCTCTTTGCTGCGGCCACGCCAAGGGCGAACGCGCGGAGGCGGCGGGACAATGCCGGATGGAGCCATCAGTAGCTTCCTCCCTCGGTGCAGCGCAGGATGTCGCCCTCGACATTGATGGCGTCCGAAAGGCAAACGTATCTCAGGAGGTCGATGAAGTCCTTGGTCGCGCCTTTTTTGCCGTCCGCCGCAGTGTAAGTCTGCAGCGCATAGATGACGTTTTTGCAGTTCTCCGAGATGTAGAGCTTCGGCTGGTTGCGCGCGTCCACCGGCTTCTCGGGGTTGTATGACAGGGCATCGTTGATCATCGACACACCCTCATCGATGCTGTCGCCCGGGGTTGCCGTGAAGTTCATGTCCAAGTCGGCCATCTCGTCGATCAAGGTGGTCGGCGACTCCTTGCCGAGCGTGCGCGCGTGGCCGTAGCGGCTGTCCATCCACCTTTCAAAGATTTCCTCGCCGCCTTCGACGCGCAGGATTTCGTCGCGGTAGCGCTCAAGGCCGAAGCCGAAGTCCTGCTGCGCGGGTCCGGGCTTGCCGTCGAGCTTTTTGCCATCGGGCAGTGCCCATTCGCCAGCGTAGCCCACGCCTTCGATGTATGACGTTTGGTCGGGCCATTCGCGGTAGACGATGATGCGGCCAGCGGTGTCGTGAACGGTCCAGATCATCGCCCAGTTCTTGCCGGACGCCGGATCGACCCAGTGATACCGCGTGCCCTGCGGGACATCGCTGTGGCGGATGACGTGGACCTTTGGATTGAACAGCGGGAACCGGCCGCTGATGGCTTTGGTTGGGACGCCGTAGGCGCGGCACAAAATCTTTTCCTTAGTCTCGTTCTTTAGCTCCTGCCGCATGCGCGTCCAGCCTGCCCAGGGATTTGACTGCGTGTGGAAGTAAAGGATCGGGCGGCCCTTGGGATTGATCTGCTCAATGGGCACCTTCTCGTAGCCGGCGACTTCGCCGCGGTCGTTCTTGAACGGCAGCAGCTCGGCGTCCGTATCGGTGACGGTCTTGGCACCGCTCAAGTAGTCGGCAACGGTCGGCGACCAGCCTTGCACTGGGGTGAAGGTGACGGCCAACTTGCCGTTTCTGTCTACGAGGCGAAATCGCAACGTCTCTAAAACATCAAGAGGCACCAATTCGTCTGCGTGGCAGAAATCGACCTCTCCACCTTCAATTGTGCTCGGATCTTGCGCGTAATTACGAAACACGCAGATGCTTTGGTTCGGCGCGACAAATTTTCCCTCGGTGAAGCCGCCTTTGACGCTGTAGGTGATGTTGGTGACCTGACCCTTGCGCGCATTCCTCCACTCGGGAGGCATATATTTCCAAATGCGGGGCTGTTGCAGCTCGATGGAGTTCGGCGCCGTAGTTTGAAAGCACCAGACGACCGCTCCGGGCTTGGAATACATGGTCTTGATGACCTCCTTGGCCGCCCACTCGGTCTTTCCGCTGCGGTTTCCGCCCATGACGAGGATTTCGCGGTGTTTTTCCAGCAATTCGGACGCGCGCTTCCAGACCGGCGGGATGTAGCCATAGCGAAACGGGTCTGATGCCTCGCGGGCGATCATCTCTTCGCGCGTTTTGAGATATAGCCAGCCGTTTTCAGCTCCCAGCTTGTCCAGCAGATCGTAATCTAGCTGCATGACCGGGTGCGGCGTGGGCTTGAAGCGTGTCTGGTGCTCGTTCACGAAGTAGATCGGGCGCCGGCCGGTGCGTTTGCGCAGCGCCAGCTTCCCCAAGCCGTTGGTTAAACCGGCGCGGCGCCCAAAATGTCCAAAGTCGGATTCTCCGCGGCAGCGAGCTGGTCGATGCGCGCGGTCAGCCACCGGCCGCTGTCTTCGCGGCACACAGTGACGTAGTCGTTTTCAAGGCCGCCCTGCGCGACAACGTAGAGGACGCGGCAGGTGCCGATGCCGTCTACCTCGACGCGGAAGTTTTGGGGTGGCCAAGAGATCATTGGAAAATAGTGACGGCGCCCCACTCGTCTCGCGCGGTGAGGCTGGGCATCCCCGGAATGTCCGCGCGGCCACACCACATGAACCGCGACGAGAACCCGCTTGAGCCGTCAGATAAAGTCATTTTGCTTGCTTGCGCTTGCGCATCTCGGCGCACAAAGCGTCTGCCTTCTTCTTTGCCGCGGCGGCGACAAGTTTGCTGCGCTGCGTTTTTAGCAGCGTGATGGTCTTGTCGATCTCGGCAATTTCCGGTGTCATAATATCGTATTTACTCATAAATCGTGACGCGCCAGAGGCCGATTTGCGCGATGCTGTAGCCGAGCCAGATCAAGCCGTGCCAGTAGCGGTGCTGGATGAGGCCGAGGTCGATGGCAACGGCGAAGTAGATGAAGCCGACCAAGGCGATGAGGGCGCCGGAGGTCATCGGCGGGCTTTGGCGGTCTTCGCTGAGGCGCGGAAGGCTTTGGCGGTGGGCGCGCCGGCGGAACCGGGCTTGCGCATGCGTTCACCGCTTCCGGCGGCGATGCGGGCTTTTTTAGCGTGAATGTTTGCGTACAGTCCTGCGGTTTTTTTCATGGCTTGTTCTTTTTGATGGCTTCTCGGAAAAGGTATTGGATCAAGTAAGCGCCGGTCTCCTCGTCGCTGCTGGTGATGTGCTTTAGAAAATCCTGCACAACGTGATACAACTCATGGACGAGCGAGCCGGTGTCCGCGGCGTCTTCGATCCAAACGACCGCTTGGCTGCCCAAGCACATCGCCCAGGCGGCGTCTGAGTCGTCGGGCTGGTTGTCGGGGTCTTTGGGGTCGAGCTGGAGGATGTTCGCACACCGCCGGATCGCCGATAATTGCGGGGTTCCGCAATAGAACTCCACGACCAGACCAAAGGTCTGCTCTCGGACGACGAACCGGCGGGTGCGTTTCATTTAGGCGGCTTTTTTGAGGCGCAGGTTCGCGTAGTGGAGCGCGAGGCGAGCCTTGAAGTTTTCCCACAGCGGCTCCGCGGAGAAGATCCAGGACACCTCAAAGTCATCCGGTGACTCTTTGCCGATGCGGACGATGCCGCGGCGTTGGACTTTCATGTCCGGGCGGTTCTCGTTCCAGAGTTGCTCGTAGCCGGCCAACTGGATCTTGTGCGCTGGGACGATGGCTTTGCTGGTCTTCCAATCCAACAAGACAATCTTGCCGTCGCGGTCGCGCGCGGGGGCGTCGATAGTGCCGCCGAAGAGGAACTCTTCGGAGACGAGCTGAACTTCTGGCTCAATGACGGTGAAGCCCTCGCTGTCCCACCAGCGGCGGAAGTTGTTGTAGGCGATGGTGGCCTTCTCAACGTCTGCCGGGGAGAACTCTGAGAGGTCGGGTTCGTGGTTGTGCAGGAAGCACTCGATCATAAAATGCGCCACGGTGCCGATGTCGGCGGCCTTGTCGCGCACCTTGCGGTAATCCTGACCGTCCATGCCGAGCTTCCATGCCCAATGAATGAGGCCGCTGCTGTCCTCGCCGATCTTGGCGATGGTTGAGGCGCCGGGAACGTCGGTGCCGTCTTTCAGCGGATACTTTTGGTGGGCGCGGGTTTTCTCAAGGCGGACGATTTTGCGTCCGTCCTCGGTGAAGCGATCCGGCTCGGCGGGCTTGGCGGCCTTGGCCGAAGGGGAGCGGCGTTTTGCCGCCCCCCTTTTGACTGTGGTGTTTTTGGCTGGCATGAGGGTTACCAAGTGACTTCTTTGTTGTCGGTTCCGGTTTTCAGCGTTTCGGAATCGGAGACATCTTCAAAGTCGATGTCTGCGGAAGATCCGCCGCCAAATGTGACGAGGTCTTTGACTTGCACCTTGATCGGCTGAAGCTGAACGCCGAAGCCAGCCGACGCATTGTAGTAATGCGGGCGGAACATGATGCGGATGATGCTGTCTTTTCCGATGTTGGCGGTGATCGGCTTTTTGTCCATGTCCGTCAGCTCGGGCTGGCGACTGGTGCCATCTGGCCAAGCGTCGGCGACCTTGAAGTTGAACTTGGTGACGCCGTCGTTCTCGAGCCACGGGAAGGCGGCCTTCTGCGCTTTCTTGCCGACCTCCTCGCACCATGCCTTGTATTCGGATGCGTACGATTTTTCGATTGCCGCGATGACACCTTCGGCGTCGTTGTTGGTGACGTACAGCTCGGCGCGATACGCCGCCCTCTTGTCGCCCTCAAACATCTTGGGAGCGTTGACGTAGACCCATCCAGCTTTGCCAAACGGAGTAGCGAGCGTGACGGTCTTGTATTTCGGTTGCTTTATTTTCATGTGGTTATTTGGGTTTTTGTGTTACTACTAAAAAATCGGAGCGGCGAAGGATGGTGAGGAAATCCTGCGCGCGCAGCGTGATAAACCACTCCTCGCCGTTGCGCTTGTGGGCAACGACCGGGAAGAGCTTGGCCTTGGCGTCGCGGATGGCTTGGGCCATCCATTCGCGGATTTTCACGACCTGGCAGAACTTCACCTCAAAGTGGAAGTCGGGGAGGCACGGGCAGACAACATCGGGCGAGTCGCCAAGGCCGCTGAACTGCTGGCCGCGGCGGATACCGGAGTCGCCGAAGGCTTCGCGCAGCTCGTCGCGCCACATGCGCTCTCCGCGGGCGCCTTTTGCACGGCTATTCATTGATGGCCTCCATGAGTTTCGGCGAGACGGGGAATAGGTCGCCGGCCTTTTCCTGTCCCCACGGCACGTCCGGCTCGTCTGTGAATCGGTCGCTGACGGTGTCGAATCGGGTATACGGCGGATGCCACATAAGCGGGATGACTCCGGTGCGGCCGGCGCGGTGCTTGGCTACGGTCCACTCGGCTTCGTGGCTGTCCTGCGGGTTGCTTTCCGTTTCGTAGTAGCTCTTGCGGTAGAGCAGCGTGACGATGTCGGCGTCCGCCTCGATCTGGCCAGAGTCGCGGAGATCGGCCATCTTGGGGCGGTTGTCGCCGCGCTCTTCGGCCTTTCGGTTCAACTGGGCGGCGGCAAGCACCGGAACCTTCAGCTCCATAGCCATGCTCTTGAGGCCGCGGGAGACGAAGCCGACCTCATTCTCGCGTGACTGCGCGTTCTTCGCGGAGAGAAGCTGCAGGTAGTCAACGAGGACGACTTTCACGCCGTGCTTTTTGACGGCGCGGCGCGCACGCGCGCGGACATCCATGATGGAAAGACCGCCCTGGTCATCGATGAAGAGCGGCTGGCCGGCGAGACGCATGTGCTCATGCTCAAGGCGGCGCATCTCGTCGTGCTCAATGTCGCCGAGTTTGAGGCGGGTGCTGTCGAAGGATGCCCGCGCGCAAATGATGCGCTGGATCAGCTCCAGCTTCAGCATTTCAAGGGAGAACAGCAGCACCGGAATGCCGCGGGCAACAAGTCGGTCAGCGATGTTGACGAGCAAGGCGCTCTTACCCATGGCAGGACGAGCGGCGACCAAAACGAACTGACCTTCGCGCAGTCCGCCGGTCCAGAGGTCGAAGGTCTTGTAGCCGGTGACGATGCCACGGGGCTTGCCGCGCTCGGCCACGCTGCGGTGCAACTCGGCGAGGGCGCCGTGCATCATCGCGCTGGCGGGCTGGATGGTGTCGGACTTGCCGGCGAGGTCGATGTCGAGAACCGCAGTGCCGGCGGTGGCGAGCGCTTCGTCGGCATCTTGGGTGGTGTCCATGGCGGCGGCTTTCATCCGGTCGGCGGCGGTGATAATCTTCCGGCGGGCCGCGTAGTCGCGCAGGATGCCAAGCTGGTAGTCGATGTTGCGGGTGAGCGCGGCGCCGATCATCTCGGTGACGGCGCCGGGACCGCCGACTTTGACGAGTTCCTTGCGCGCTTCCAGTAGGCGGGTGACCTGGATGAGATCCGGTGTGCCGCCATCGACGACAATCTCGCTGATCGCGCTGAAGACGGTCTT